ATAAATAACCGCCGCTATCCTTTAGCGATCCAATGATTGTGCTGGAGGAAATGTTCGTCGTCCCGTTCTTCTTTAGCCACATCCATCCAGATTTTAAGTTGGAGTTGCTAGACGAAAACTGGATGCGGGCGGCAAAGTTATACAGGCCGCTATCTTCGACTGTGAGGCGCGTCGTTGGGCTTCCTGTAAGTGTAATGCCCTCGGTAATGACAGTCGTGTCCCACGCAAGCGCGTAGGCCGTATTTGCAGCGGCTGGGGTGATTGTCGTGTTCTTGGTGAACTGGCCGTTGTGGTATTGCTGCTCGACAACTGGACGAACGAAAATCTCACCATCCGTTGTGCCGACCTTTAGGACAACAGCGATTGGAATGGACAGGTTCGGAGCAGTCGGCTTAGTCTTCGTCATCGCCCCTGCGGTTGTCGGGGATGCGTAAAGGATGTCTCCAACTGCGAAGGCGCTTGTGTTAAGTTCTCGAACGTGGCCGAATGTCGTGCAATAGCCAACTTGCCCACTATCGGGCAAATCATGCGTCATCACACCAAGAATGTAGAATGACGGAGACGATCCGTTCGCAATGTATTTTGAGACGGACAAAACATTGTTTACGCCAGCCCCAATGAACCCCACGACGGAGCCATTGGCGATTGTCGATCCAGTCATGTTTTCGACGCGGGCGTAGGTTTCTTGACCAACCTGCTGCGTAACCCCGTATTCCAATCCAAGGTCAAGAGTTTGGTCGGTTGAGTTCCACGACAAAGTTCCCACGGCAGGCGTGTGGCTGTCAGTGGTGATAAACTCCATATCGGAGACAACCAGCTTTGCAGGCTGATACACTCCAACATCTTCGCCTTTGACATATGCGCTCTTCGCAAAAGCCTCAATAAGACGATTGCGCTGTGCGTCATATTCAGGATTATATCCACCAGGCGCTGGCGGTAGCTTCAACCTCATCTACGGCCACCAGCAACAGCATTCAGGCGCTGCGTTCCAATCCGCCAATCTGAGTTGCCAACGGCTGTCACCTTCATCTGGATTTGACGGCCATTGAAACGGACGGATGTCGGGTTGGTCAGGCTATACGGCCCAAACGTCTGCTCAGAGCCATTGGGATAGTATTTCGACGAGAACGTGGCAGTAACCTCACCCTGATTGCGTTCATCTGGGATCATCTCGTTGATGTAGAACACATTATCGCCATTGCCGATCTGGACAGGGCCAGTTTCAGCGTAAACGCTTTCTGTGCCGTGGTTCGTGCCGATCTCGTGGTCATAAATGATGCCGTCATCCGCTACCATAAGGGGGTTGGCGAAAACACCACGATCAATGCCAGCAGAACGGCCCATAGAGCCGATCGACCAGTTGTTCTGAGCATAGTTCCAAATGACATATCGGTTGTTCTCCTGCGACGATGCAGATGGATAGAAGAACCAAACTTCGTCAAACTGGGAGTTGTTTACCGCATATGCCTTGCTGATCTGCGCTTGGTTGATGTCGGAGAACACATAGTCCGAGACTTCACATGGAACGGCCTTGACGTAGCCGTCATACATATAGAAGCCACGCGAACCCATCCACACGGCGAAATTGTCCTGAACGGCGATCGCATTCGGCCCAGCAAGACCGCAAGCGCGACCAGCAAACTCAGCCGTGTAAACGAATGGCTGGCCGACGTAAGATACAACGTGGGCGTCGATGTCCGTCAACACGAGAACCTGACCGCGCACACGTTTGGCTGTGATGATCTTGCCGCCTGTCTGCAATTCAAGGCTACCAGCAAGGTTCGTGGATGCAGGCGTCCAGACAGTGTTGTCCTCAAGGTCTGACCATGCGATCTTACGCGGATTGCCGGAAGCGCCAAGTGCGAACATCGAGCGTTCGTTCGTTACCAGAACACCCGTGTTAGATGTCGGCGCGTTAGTTACAACGGCAGCAACAGTCGGAGTTGTCGTGTCCAACTGCCATTCATAAATCTTGCCATCATAGTTTGAGCAGCCAACGAGATACTCGCCCCATGTGTCCAGCGTCCATGTCGTCGCTGGCGTTACAGAGCCAACGTCGGGCCGTGGAGTGCCATAATATCCGCCGCTATAAAGTCCGACGCCATAGCCGCCGCCGACAGACGCATTCGCATTGCCGGGAACAAACCCAACAGGCGTGATGTCTACAATAACGCTCGACTGCGTGATGGCGTATAGTTTGGAGTGAGTGCCGACAGAAATGTAGCGGGTGCTGTTATTCGAGCGCCATGCGATCATGCCACGAGCCTTGCCCGTCAATGCCGTCGTTGTCCGAGCCTGCCAGCCACCAACGGGCCGCATCATCCCCTCAACCCAACGCACAAGGTTCACATCATACCAGCGGCCTGCGCTATCAAGCTCAGTTCCGTTACGATAAACCCCCGGTGGGATTTTGAGAGGAATTAGCGCCATAGTTACTCATCATCATCAGGGCTGAACGTAAACACGATCTCTATATCATCTTCTTCGTGGTTTTGCCATGCCTCTGCCATTAAGGCTGCATAAGCTATTGCATCCTCTGAGCTATCTTGATGCCAAGTGTCAGTTTGGGCCTGCCGCGCAAGTTTCAAGAGCATCATAAACAGCCAGCCCTCCTGCTCTGACAGGATATTCCCTGTTAGGACATTAAAGGCCGCAACAGTTCGGCCCATGCTGCGCTCACCTTCTGGGCTGTCATATTCCTGCGCCCTTTCAAGCATCAGGTCTGCGGCACGTTCCAGAAACTCAATCGCTGAGATCGCCATCTTCACTTGCTCCGTCGTATATACATTCGCCCCGGAAATACGCCTTGTCATTAATCACCTCGACCAGTTCTGGAGGAAGAAGCATCCCATCCTTGAAAGTTAGGACTGCAAATCCGGATGTGTGAGGAGAAGGGTTGTTTTCAGCGTAATCAAACTGCGGCCCGTGAGGGTTTGCAAGCGTTCCTGTATCCACACCCCAGCGACGGCCATTGTAATCCGCCCAAGGCGTCACAGCGAGACGATGCAGATGCCCGGTAACGATTGTCTTGCCGGACTTCAGAGCGTTGTTATACGCCGCGTGAATGCCGTTGTGATAGCGGTGCTTAATCATCACGTTATCGTTGACAGTCAGCGACCACGCAAAATCCCAGCGGTCAAACTTATCTTCCAGCCGCTCAACGACACCTTCATATTCAGGTGAGTTGGTTACAAGTGCGCGGTCAAAGCGAGCGTCGTGGTTGCCGATGTTCCAAAACTTAGCGCAACCCTTTGGCAAAATCATCTCAATGTCAGCCATACGCTCTTGGCAAATCTCAAGCTCACCGCGAACAGATGGCAATTCAGACCACCCAATCGGTGCGTGACGAGATACCCGTGCGCCATCAAACAAGTCGCCATTAGCAACGATTGCGGCTGGCTTCAGGTCTTTGATAAGTTCGTGCAGTGCTTCGTTCGCCACTGTGCGCTCGTGATCCGGCCACCAGTGGGCATCGGAGAACACGAGAACATTGCCATTATAGACGTTCAGAGCGTTCTGATTTTTATACGCACGGCCAATGTTGTCCTTTGACCAATTACCCTTCCTTGTGCCTGTTGGAATTGATTTTAAGATAATTCCACGGCCAGCCAAAGAGTAGCGCGTCTTATAGATTTGGCGCTCTTGGATTCCCGTCATTTCGGCCATTCGACGCGGGCTTCCACCAGCTTCCTGCCACGCTTTGATGAACTCATCATCAGTCATTATAGGTTTAGCTGCCATGAGTTACTCCCTCATTTCGACTGCGCGGCTTGCCTCCAAGCATCTACAGTCATTTTGTGCCTTAGCGCACAGTCGCCATACTTGGCAATAATCTCGACTTCCCAAATAGCGCGTTCAGGATCGGTCAGTGTGGACGGCGGATTTGGAAGAGGAGGACAGTTACTTGCTAGGTTCGCTGGCGGCAGCGGCATTGGCACGATTGATACCGCCTTCGAGCAACCCGATAACACGAACATCAGGCTCACAGCTAGGATCAGCCACAGGCAGCGTTTTGTAAATCTCACGGATCGTCTCTCGCTCTCCGGCGACCACGACATCGGTTTTATCTTGTTCGGCTTGGTAAAGCGTAGAAACCTCATCTATCTTTCCTTGCATTTGCTGGCGTTGCTTCTCAGCCTTTTCCAGAGCCGCAGCATAAGCGGCGTCGCACTGCCAGTCTTTGATTTTCCATCCGGCGGTGAGGCCAATAGCAAGAGCGCCTGCCGCCACATAGCCCATGATCGGATTAATCGGCCCCATTTATCTTGCCCCATTCTCTCACCGCAAAAATTGTCGCACAAGATGCGATTGTCGCCGCCAAATCAGTAAGTGATATTGGAGACTTTGTAATCATCGGCAGCACGACAGCGTTAACGATAACGCCAACCGCAATCCCAATGCACGTTACTGGCCTCCACCAAACGCGGACACGTTCAAGCAGGGCGGCTTCAAGTTCTTTAATTGTCATTTTGGATCAGGGTATTTAACATGAGGAAGCTCCCAGTGCGGGCCATCCTTAAACGATTTCCAGTCACCGCCCCAAGTAATCTGCACATTCTCCAATCGAGCGGCCTCTTTCATGGCCTCTTCAATGTGGTCGAACAACGGCCAGTCCCAACGGATGCTGCCAGCGACGTAGGGGGCAATATCCACTGCAAAGCCATGGATATGGCGTGATCGCATTGTCTTGGTTGCGCCCTTGGCAAATAGCTCTTTCTGCCGAGCCAAGGTTCGCAAACCTTCAATCACAGTGAAGTCTATCTTGGAAATGCTGATCGCACGTTTCACCACGCGCACCAAATCAGGATGCACGCCGCGAAGATTTAGCAGGGAGCGTGGGCCTAGTTTAAAAGCCATTACCGATCAGCCTTATTGTCCAGTTTGTCTTCAATCCGGCGAAGGTGCATCATTACCTCATCAAACTTCTTGTCGATGGCATTGAACTTCTCTTCACCATAATCCAGCTTCGTCTCAAGAATAGCGAGACGATTGCTCAACTGCGTCCACACACCAACAAGGCCAAAGACGCCAGCGATGATTGTGAGAAGCGTGTCAAAACCGAAGTTCATGTCCATCGACAGAAGCCTTTACCAAGGAAGCGCGGGATGCACGACAGGCGGGTTCACCTGATCCGCGATCTGCTGCGCCACGTTGGCTTCGAGGCTTGCAACCTGTTCTTCACCCAAAGCGTCCTTAACCCAGCCGATCACCTGATCCTGTGTCAGTGACGCATAGGGAACGAACGGCGCATCGGGATCGAGCGTAACGCCCTGTGAGCCGTAGACGCTACCAGCGTGTTCGCCGTCAACGCCATTCAGCGTCCAATGAACGGAGAACACAACGTCGCTGTGGCCTTCAGCTTCGGGATATGCGTCAAGCTGAGAAACGCTCCATGTATTTACAACTGCCATTTTACTTTCCTTCTAGTTCGGCCACGCGGGCGGTTAGTTCGTTAAT